TGTGTTGAGGTTCTTGAGTAGAAAACTGTATTCTGATCCGAAGGGGATATAAACAGTGTCTTTAAATTCGCGGAGAATTTTACCATTGGCTTTTAGGCTCGCCACGAGCTTGTTATTGTACATCATATTTTCCTTTTCTGGTCACACTCTAAGACCATAGTGTTTAAAGAGTGTTAGGTGAAGCCCCATGCTTCAACAGTATTTAGTGTAGCATAGGGCGTTGTTAATTTAAAGTATTTAGGTCATATTTGAGTATCAGAAAGCTAACAAGTGGGTGTTCATCTATTTCAAATCTCCACCCATTGTATGTTCTATAAATAGGGTAATATCTTACCCCACTTTTCTTTATATCATCAAACACTCCTTGAAACTTCCCGTGAGGCACAGTGAACTTAACTGTACTCATAAGGAGTATCCTCATCGCTGTAATCAGCACAAATTCTGTCACTCTTTTCCTCATCATACTTTTGATAGTATCCCTCGTTGGGTTTCAAGATTCTAAAGCTATCATACTTCAAACTAGCGAAGGTTACATCTTCCTTCTTTAATAAATCACACACAATATACGTAGTGGTACATGGTGCTGAAATCATTTTGAAGGGGCTGTGTTTGAATTCTTTAGCTTGTAATGCTTTGTGAATCTCACTGTGAGGTTTGAACATAATTCGTGTGATGCCTAATTTTTGGTTACGCAAACGAATCTTGTCAATGAAGGTGAGTTGGGTTAGATTAGCATTGTTATCTTCGTCAATGGTTACAAGAACCTCTTTGACTTTGATACTGCCCTTAGTACTAGGGTTATCGGGTGTCTCTTTTGTAGACCAGGGAACATTGCATTCCACATGATTCACATAGTACGTTTCACCATGAAATTTTAAGACCCACATGGGAATGGTCTGATCTGTTAAGTGTGCCTTGTTAAAGTGAAACACTACGTCTTTACAACCAAATTCAATCTATGCCATTTTTATCTCCAAGTTTTTTGTGCAATCCAATGTTGAATGCGCTGGATGCGCCACGCTGCCCAACTGGGCACCCTAAACAACTCAGTACCACTAGGGGTAACAAGTGTGTTATCTGATTTAACTCCCATTAGTCCGATGAACATGTCTCTTCTCCTGTGTCGTATTTATAAGTTGCAATTTCTGTCGCTCTGTTTTCCCAATACAACTGCAACCAGGTATCTTGTTTGTCGTCACGAACTAATGCTGTAAACGTATGCCTGTCAGTAATGATCTGTTGACCAGTTCCCATATCACACCAGCCGCTATCAAATTCAGAGTACGGACTCTCGACCATAATGTCAATGCCTGATGCGTACATCCAATCCAAATCTGCTTGCATGATTGGACCGTGAAGTATGTATGTTTTACAGTATTCGTTCATAGTATTTGGTGCGTTAGACGGGAATCGAACCCGTACGTCAGAGTTTTAGAGGCTCCTGCTATACCATTTAGCTACTAACGCATGTGTCTATTATAACAGAACTTGATTATTCGTCATCTTGTTTTGGGCTAAGACCATTGCTGTGTTTATCAGTTGTCTTTTCCAAATCTTGGAAGATGCGTTTCTCTTGTGCTGTCAATTTGTCTTTATGAGTCTTGCGAGGGTTACCGCAGAGGTAGCACTCTGGATTACCGCAATCCATAGTATGGCGCTTTGCCAAACGATGCGGTTCTCTGATTACTCTATCATTGAATTGCATACCATGCTGTTTAGCAATTTTGACTTGTTTCTTAACTGCTACTTCGTCTTTGTATCTACGTTTAGAATTAAGATACTTTGCAAGTTCATTAGCCATTATGTTTCTTCCTGTAATCTTCGACGGCTGCTTTTATCGCATCTTCTGCGAGGATGGAGCAGTGGATTTTAACTGGGGGGAGGGCGAGTTCTTCTGCGATTTGTGAGTTTCTAATTGTTGCTGCCTGGTCGAGTGTTTTGCCTTTAACCCATTCTGTGACAAGACTGCTTGAAGCAATCGCTGACCCACACCCATATGTCTTAAATTTGGCATCTGATATAATTCCTGTTTCTGGATCGACTTTGATTTGCAGTTTCATAACGTCACCACAAGCTGGGGCACCGACCATGCCCGTACCGATTGTTTCATCTATGTCAAACTTACCGACGTTACGAGGATTTTCGTAATGATCTATAACTTTTTCACTGTAAGCCATTGTGTTCTCCTTCCGAGTATTTAGTCGGCAGGAGGGACAACTATCCAACCCAACTTCAACAAATCCTCGCGGATTTCATCTGTTACATGACTCTCGCCGACAAAGTTGTTCTTCACATAGATATACCGCTCTTGATGTTCTTTAGTAGAGTTTCGAAATTCTTCATCAGACCAATCGGCAGTAATGCCGGAACAGTACCAATCAATGTAATCACCCTTCTCTACCATGTGAGCAACGATGCCACCAGCACTGCGCCAGCTAGCTGACCAACGACTTTCAGTTAGAATAGGCCATACGTCATTTTTAATGAAGTCGTTGTTGCACATGGCAGCGTATAAGTTTTGTGCATAGTGCTCATTTGCTTTAGCTTTATCACAAATCCACTGAGTGGAACGAAGGTCATACTCTAGGTTACCCTTCTTCCACTCGTCTGTGGCTTCCATTTCTTTACGGCGCTCTTCCCATGACTTGTAAAACTCAATCATTTGTTCTGCCTCTTCAGGTGTTTTATCACCTTCTTCGACACGCTTGAGTTCACATTCAATATGAAAGTTACCGCGATCTGGACTAGTGTTCATTAGAATAAATCAATGTTTTCCCACGGTAGATCGGGTTTACCAAAGTGACCGTAGTTAGTGGTTTTAGAATAGATAGGTCTGAAAAGTTTGAAACGATCAATGATACCTTTAGGAGTCAAATCAATATTGTCTTGAATCCACTTGGTAAGTTCACGTGATTGTGCTTGATCCCTAGTCTCAACATAGAAACTCATAGGTTGTGCTAGACCGATTGCGTAACTGATTTGCACAGTTGCCCAATCTGCTTTGCCACTTGCTACAATGTTCTTAGCCAAGTAACGCATCATGTATGCGGCTGAACGATCTACTTTCGTAGGGTCTTTACCACTGAAGGCGCCACCGCCGTGAGGGCTGTAACCACCATAGGTGTCTACAATGATTTTGCGGCCAGTAAGCCCAGTATCCCCATCAGGCCCGCCAATAACAAAGCGACCAGTAGGATTAATGAAAAATTCAGTATCGTTGTCAACATATTTAGGTGGAAGTAAAGCACGAATGACTTCCTTGACTGCTAAACGCAATGCGTTAATGTCAATGTCATCAGTGTGTTGGGTTGAACAAACTACCTTAGCAATACGCTTAGGTGTACCATCGTCATTGTACTCGAAAGTAACCTGACTCTTTGCATCAGGACCGAGACAAGTCATGACGCCATTCTTGCGTAGTTCTGTTAATTTTTCTACGATGCGATGTGACCAGTATATTGCTGAGGGCATGTGAGTATCTGTCTCATTACATGCATATCCAAACATCAACCCTTGATCGCCTGCACCGAAATTATCAGTACCAAGTGCAATATCTGCACTTTGCCCATGCAATAGATTAGTAACTTTTAGCTTGCGCCAATCGAACCCTTCTTGTTCGTAACCGATCAATTTAACAACACGACGGATCGCACTGTCAACTTGTAGGTCGTGTAATGTACCTTTGTACTCTCCTGCAACGACAACTTGGTTAGTTGTCACTAATGTTTCACATGCACAACGTTGTGCAGGATCTTCATTAGACATAATCAAATCTAAAATTGCATCGCTGATTGCGTCAGCAACTTTATCTGGGTGTCCCTCGCTAACGCTTTCGCTTGTAAATAGATAACTCATGTTTCTCCTTAAGTGAAGTATTTAATGGGGGTACGTTCACTTAAAAAATATCAGAGCCATTGCGATTGCTTGAAGCAAGAACCCAATACCAATCGTAATGATGTTGAGCAAATCTTTCAACAGAACTGCACGAACGAACAATAGACCGAGTGTTGCCCAGATCATAAGAACTAGATCAACCGCAGGGGGCTTGTCTGTGATACCGGTCATCAATGCAAAGAATGATGGGATGGTTGCACAATGCAATGAAATGTTAGCTAACCATCCCAGAGTATCTGCGGACATCTTTCCCAATTTATTGTAGACTAGGTCTTTGACGTATTCTGTTGCTACTACTGCGTAGTTTTTCATGTGCGACTCCTGTAGAAAATATGGGCACCCACTTTAGTGATTCTCTCATGTGGCCAACGGGGGTTAACGTAGTCAGCATGATAATACAATGCATCGTTTAATGAGTCAAGCCTGAATCCTTCCAAAAGTACTTTTTTGGCTACAGCATAACTTTCTTCGTACAATGCTTTGTTTACCGGTCTTGCTTTGTGTACACTATCGCAGTACCAACTGAATTGGCAAACGACTTTTTCCATAATCACGTTCTTTTGATAAACCACGCCGCATACTTCTTTAGGAAAGCTTGGGTGATCGACACGATTTAGTGTAACTTGGGCTACTGCTACTTTGCCCTCAAATGATTCATTGCCTGCCTCTTTGTAGATGTTCATTGCTAGGCAATCCAATGTCCTGTCTACGTCTTTTACTGATACGTAAGACTTGTGTTCCCTGACCATTTCTAAAATACCACCTGCGTTTGTAGTACTTTGTAGTTTAAATACTGTGACCATATTAACTAGGGCCATGATAAGAAATAGACCCAAAAGTCTATTAAATGTTTTTATAGTTGTATCCATTTTCAACTGTCCTTTCATAGTGTTGATACCTTTTTTAAAGGTAGTTATACTCACACAATGACATAGTATAGCACCGAATGCTATTTTACATCAACTGTTTTGGTGAGTCAGTCAACCCAGCAGTCACAATTGCACTTTATCACTTCGGCTATAGCTTGTTGCACATCTATAGTGGATGGCAACAACACCGATGATGTGAATGCAGTTGTTAGCGTACATGGTATTGTATTTGTAGCTTTAGATCCAGCGAGACTTCCGGGGAACTCTGCCTTTCCTGTATCCAAGGGGGCACCTTGACCCGTTGCAACTTTTGCACCGGTTTTTACTACTGCTATGGGTTCTGTTCGTATCACATTGTTTCCACCTACTCCCATATCATCTACCCCTGATTGCAATGATTCACGACCGTATGCTGTACCGGATATCGGCATCGCAGGTCCTGTACCATTGTTCATGGGACCCAGCAAGTTAGTATTAGTGATAACACCACTTGATGTGTTCATGATACTTTCAATCGGTGGAGCCGATGTGGTATTAGTGGATTTAATGTATTGGTTCGTGTTCGGATCGTAATAACCCTGCGGTAAGGGCGTTACTGTTCCGTTTATGTTTTGCTGTAACACTGCTGGCACAGTGAACGTAGTCACAGGATCATCTACGTTTCCGTTGATACCTGATACATCGATCCCTGTTTTAGCAATTGGTACTGTACCATTTGAGATTAGCACTGGACACATGTTTTCATCCCTGATCGGGATAACGTTGTCCAATGATACTCCTATTTCTTGTAATCTAGCCGCGTTTCTTTCTTGTCTCATTAGAGCAACAACACTTTGTCCACCAACTGTAGACAAGTCTGAAATTGCTTCTAGTGTTTGTGCATACATATGAGGATATGTAGAATCTGCATATATACCTATTGCATCTGTAAATATCCCTAGAGTAGTAGGATATTGATTGATGAATTTATCTCTTGTTGTAGGAACAGGAGAGAATGCAGAATATCTAGCACGTTGTTCTATCAGTAATTGTGCGCCTGCTGCATTGTAAACCGTGTTTAAGACATTGACTCTAGTAGCACTTGTGCTAGCAATTGAGGCAACCTCTGTGTTTGCTTGAGTGATATAGTCCGCAACAACCGTGTCCATACTAGGCCATCCTGCCGTTCCTGATGCTGTGTTAACTCCTGTTGTTGCTTTGCTACCATCTGCGGCAACTGCTAATGTAGCAGTAGGAGGCGCTTCTATTGACGCAGTGGGGATAGTTGAAGTAGCAACTCCCGGTGAAGATAGTGTGACTGTAATCACTCGACCATATTGTCCAGAACCAACTGAGCCTGCATTTGAGGGGTCAGTACCTATTGTACATGTTGCTGTAGCACCAGAACCACCTGCAATAGTGATTGTCGGAGCTACTGCGCCCCCTCGACCATACCCGCCGCCGGCGTCTACTATTGTTAGTCCTGTAACAGTGTACAATGGACCTGCAGCAGTTGTATATTGAACTGTTACTGAGGCTTCTTCCCAACTAGTTGCAAGATATAACTGGTCGTATATGTTTGATAGTTTGGTAGTTTGTACAGATTGAATGTTGTTTTGTAATTCTTGCCAACTGTATGGCAACCCACTCATACATCCGTAGAAATCACTTACTGTATATGTACCGTTGGGCCCTGAGCCCAACGCTAGCATAGATAGACCTTGCGTTGCAAGTGTAGTGTCAACCGGAACATCTGTTCCATTGACTGAATCTAAGCCAGCAGTCGTAGCCTCGATAGATGTGACTACCTGTGCGAATCGTTCGATATCAACTGATTTGATATTCTTAATCTGTTGCATTGCAAACGCAAATGCGCCTGCCGATACTGCGATATCTTCTGGTACTGCATCTTGTAGATATGCACCGAATCCTGTTGGAGGGAGTTGATAATTAGGTGTTAGAGCCATGTTATACTCCTGTTCCATTAATTACTCTGCTTGAGTCATCTGTGATAGTTGAGCCACCTTGTACTGTGTACGTTGCCGGTGCTACACCAATCGGAGGTGTACCTGCAGGAATTACAGTTCCTACTTGTGCAGAGATAGTAGGACTTATTAAGCGAGGACTTACGCCTTCTCCCTCAAAGATAGGATAGTATGTCTTGCTGTTTGTAGGTCCTGCTGTTGTGTTGTATACTGGTACTGTCAGTGATTGGTAGCTATTAGGGAATAACTTCTTAACATCGAGTAAGTCAGCTAGTGTAGTGAGTCCCTTTGTCTTACAGTTCAAAGGAACTAGAACATCTAATAAGTCTACACCCACGATAACTAAGAAAGCACCAAAGATTTGTTGCTCTTGTTGTTTTGTTACACTAGTGATTCTTCCACTAGCGATTCCGTCTATCTCATTGGGAGTTAGTCCCGCAGACAATAGAGCCAATGTCAATGACTGTGATGTTGCGTTAAACTTTTTAATTGTTTGTAGTAATACTGATGGCAACCCAAACTTATCAATCTTTGACAAGTCAATGACTTTACCTGATGTTATCAAGTCTTGACCAAATTGCAACGTTGCTAGGTTAACACCTGTAATATCAGCACTAGTTAAATCATTCATGTTGCTATACGTTCCTTTTAAGAACGTTGGGCTAGCAGTCATTGCTTGTATCGAGGCGTTGTTCAACTCAATGTATGATTGACTTGCCATGAATGAACCTAAGAAATCTTTGTACTCTGGCATAGATGAATCATCTGGAATACCATTCCAGTTAAATTCATACCATGCTTGTAATGCATAGTTACGAACGAATCCCCACTGTGTTACTGCACTATTGGGGTTAGTCGTATCATAAGGCAACCAACTAGCTTCTTGCCCTTGTCCCTGATTGTTGTCAGGATAATCAGGGTTCACATCATTTGCAAATCCTGTTGTTGCAGGGGTGCCGGCGCCAGTCCAAGCACCACTAGGATCAATTGCATCATATGTTGGTGGTTTTGAGTTGCCTAATGCTTCACATACACCCGAACCTATGCTAATCAAATCATCATATGTGCTAGGGGTTACATTATCTCTAACATAAGCATCGTTGATAGCGTATGTTAGTAAGTTCAGACAAGTACTAGAAACAATTGTACCAGGTGTGTAATCATTGTTAGTTGTGCTTGTGCCTACAAAGGCGGCAGCTATAGGATTGATTGTGAATCCTACATTCTGCAATAGAGATGACTGAACGTTTATCCCTAGGGGAGTTTGTTTAGGTGTTGTCATGGTACGAATACATCCGGACTGCCTTGAACTATACTATGACCGCATGTATTACCTGATCCTACTCGCAATACAGGTACACCTTCACAGAATACTGTGGGGCTACCTTCTGTAGTCTTTGCCGCATCATGAGGAGGATGAGGACGACCCCAAGGGGCATGTGGAGTTATTTGACTCACATGTAATCCTACCGGAATGCCGTTACATACAACTGTGCTGGCGCCGCGCATAATTGCGCCACCAGTTTGATTTGTATCTCCTAACCTACTCAATGCTGCCATTATTATCCTAGAACAATCTTCTTATCTGGTACTTTGATACCAGTAGTTGCTTCAATGTACTTAACCTTGATAGAATCGTCGGTTTGTGCGATGATAGCAATGCTATTAGTATTTAGCTTAAATTCTTCCTTCGGATCTGCGGTAAACATACTAGGAATCATTTGCAAACCTTGCTGGCCTGGTGCAATAGAGACGGGTTCTGAAATAATTACAAAATCTCCGCCTGCTTGAGCGACTTTAGCGATGAGTTCCTCACCTGAGTTTAATTTGAAGGTGTATACTTCGTTTGGTTTTAATGATACTTGCATTATTTGCTTTCTGTTAGTTTTGCTTTTAGTTCGGTGAATCCACCGATTAGTTCCCCATCTAAGAAGATTTGAGGGACTGTACGTGCCGTGGGAACTGCTTCTAGTAGTTCTTCTTTTGTGTACCCGTCTCCGATTTTCTTTTCTTCGAACGGGATACCCTTTTGTGTTAATAGTGCCTTTGCTTGATCGCAATAAGGGCAATGATACTTACTCCATACAATAGCTTTCATGATAATTTCCTTTCTTATATTTGCGGTAGTTCGTCATAGTCTAATGAATCGGTCATGACACCGATGACATAGTTTGTTGATTCGTTTTCCTGCAATGCAGTTTGTTTCTTATGTGTATCTTGGTGCTTGTTGAACCATGGGATAGGGGTAGACTTAGGTGCTGGATTCCAGTACTTGATACCAATTTCTTTCAATGCACCGACTGCGGTGTAATCAACAAAGTCTTTGAGAATGTTTGCATTAAGACCAATGACAGGGCCGAACTTGAACAGATACTCAGCCCATTCTTTTTCTTCACGGATAACGTCTTTGTAAATCTGCAAGACTTCATCTTGACATTCTAATGCAACTTTAGCAAAGCGAGGATCTTCTTTGACAACTTGATTGATGATGTAAGCTGTCCATCCTTTGTGTAGTAATTCGTCTTGTAGAATCAAGCTAATGATGTTGCCGTTGCCGATGAAAATCTTGTTCTCGACCATTGCTAGACTTGTAGCAAATGATACCATAAAGCGGAATGCTTCTAATGCATAGCTTGCGTGTAGTGCTAACCAGATTGCTTTGATGTGTTCGTGTTCTGTTACGACTTCACCGATCTCTTTACGACAGTTAATTCTATGCAAAGTGTCATAATACAACCCAATACTACTTGCCATACTAACGATAGGCTGAGTGTCATGAATCGTATTGAATACGTCTTTAGGTACGTTGTAGATGTTACGAATGATGTGACTATATGAGCGACTGTGGATGTTAGTCTCAAAGAATGTCCAGTTGTAGACTAACGCTTCCAGTTCAGGTAGACTGACAACTGGTGTAAAAATTTGTGAAGGGCCCCTGCCTTGAAGACTATCCAAAGCAGTCTGGCGAAGTAGGTTAGAAGTAAAAATATGACGAACGGTTTCGCTTGCATCCTTAAAGTCTGCTGCATCTTTTGTTAATGAGATTTCTTCCGGAACCCAGAAGAAGCCACGTGCTGTTTGTTCAAAGTCAGCGATCTTCTTATATTTAACTTCCTCGAAACGCTGAATGGTTACAGGACCCTCTGGGTCTAAGAACATCTTACGTGATAGATAGTCTGTCTTTATGTTTAGGTTATATTGTTGTTTGCTCATGTTAATCTACTTTATAATAAAAGTCTAGGGGATTCTGTAGGGTTACATCGAGAAACCCAGTATGATTCCACTTACCGGTTGTTATACGTTTATACAGTACTTCTGCAAAAAATTCATTGAATTCGGGACCCAGGTGACCGCAAAGATTTCCTGTTTCTGGCGCGCTCATACCTACAGATGGTAATCCTAACAACTCTAATTGTCTATGCCATAATGTGTGCATGACATTAAACTGCTGATCTAATCCATATCGTTCAAAACGTTCTTTTGCAAATGAGTCAGCAAAGCATGGGTAAAACAAGGTGTTGTTATGCAACGATTCTAATTTAGTTAGCATCAATTCCTGCATAGCCAGATTAAACTCGCCGGCAGATGCCCTGAACCATGCTTTCACATCTGCTAATTTTCGTAGGTCACTAGTAGATATCTTGCCATTCAGCATCCTTACTATTTCCTCTACGTGATCCTCAGTAGTAATCACAAACTCTCTTTGTTCTATTTTTACAACGTGGGGATATCTTCCCGATCCAGTGACCAAGACAATATTCAAGTCTTGTTCATTGTGTGTTTTTAGAAACTTCTGGTAAGTATAAAAGAATGACGAGCCGGCCTTAGCATAGGATGTCAATTCAACTTTACCGGGAGCAGGTTCAGTCTTCTTAGACCAGAATGACCACCAAGGTTTCTTAACCTCTTGGCCATTCCGTAACTTCTCAGCTAACAAGTCAAACCATTTTACTGCATGTGTACTGTTAGCTGATGCGTAACTGTCTCCGTAAATACCTATCTTCATAACTTACAGGCCTCGCAATCATCTTCTAGTTCATCATATACTGCTACTGGAAGAGGAGTTGCTTCGTCTGTATCAACTGACTTGCTGCCTGCTTTGTTAATCAATGAGTAATAGAAAGTCTTTAGACCCCACATGTGCGATTGCATTAGATTCTTAGCAATCAATGTTGTAGGAACTTTTCTATCAGCAAAGTGTGCAGGGTTATAGAATGTATTAGTTGAGATAGACTGGTCAACGTATGCTGCCAATACAGCCGCGGTCTTCAAGTATCCAGTGCAATCTTTCTGATCCCACATCAACTGATATTTGTTCTTCAACTTGTGGTACTCAGGTACAACTTGAACAAATGATCCTGCTTTTGATTCTTTAACACTAATCAAACTCATAGGCATTTCAATACCGTTCGTAGAGTTGATAACAACTGAGCTAGATTCGACAGGAGCAACAGCCATCAATGTAGCATTGCGAACACCGTGAATCTTCATTTGTTCACGTAGTGGTTCCCAGTCAAGTTCAGGAGTAAAGTCTGTCAGTTCATTAACACCATTAGCACGTAGCTCCCACGGGAAGATACCCTTGCCATAACGTGTTTGGTCACTCTTACCACACTTGCCTCTTTCTTTGGCGAGTTCAACTGTAGCTTCTGTTAGATAGTATGCTTGATGTTCCATCCAACTCTTAACTTCATGTAGTGCATCTTTCTCGCCGTACTTGAAGCCGCGCTTTGCATGCCAGTATGCTAAGTTAGTGATGCCAATACCTAGTGGTTGGATCTCGTCATTCGATAGTTTGCTTTGGATGCTAAGGAAGTCCTGATAGTCGAGGATGTTACATAAGCTACGTTGTAGTATGCGGCATGCTCGGCGCATATCTTCGGGGTTGCGGAACGCACCCCAATTAATACTACCAAGGGTACATAAGGCGATTCGGCCGTTTTCATCATCTAACCTCTTGAAGGGTTTAGTTGGTAACAAAATCTCACAGCATAGATTGCTCTGATAGATTGTATGATACTCCGGGTCAAAAGGACCCTGATTCATCACGTTGTCAATGAATACTAGATAGATACGTCCTGTGTCTGTGCGCTCTTTTAAGATTCCACCCTTAAAGACTTCTTCTGCGGACATGGATTTCTTACGGAGGTTTTTATTCTTTTCATACTTAACATATAGTTCTTCGAACAGTTCCGTATTACTGTAGAACGCCTCGTAGAGGTCGGGAACTTCGTTAGGGTCAAAGAAGGTAATATTCTCTTTATTCTTGAATCGTCTCCAGAAGAATGCAGAAAGCACCACACCGTAATCCATGTGACGGACTCGGGTTTCTTCTGTTCCTTGATTGTTTTTGAGAACAATAAGGTCATCAAATTGATGATGCCAGATGGGATAGAAAACCGTAGCACTAGCATTACGAATGCCTCCTTGTGAACAACTACGCAAGTCACCGAACCACTTTTTCAAGAAAGGAATCATACCAGTGTGCATGATTTCTCCACCGCGAATAGGCGAACCTAGTGGACGTAGACGACCAATCTCTAAGCCGATGCCAGCACGTTTGCTAGCATACTTTGCCATCATCTCGCCGCTAGCAAAAATACTATCTAAATCATCATCGCTGCGAATAAGCACGCAACTTGAGAACTGCTTAGTCGGTGTTCCAAGGCCAGCGAGGACAGGTGTAGCCAAGGTGAACAGACCATCGCTGGCAGCGTTGTAATACTCTTTGATATAGCGCATACGAGCCGAGTTAGGCTCTTCTTTGTGGAACACAGTTGCAGCCGCAACCATGTAACGAATCTGAGGGGTTTCATATGTTTGTTTTGTAGAACGATTACGTACTAGATACTTCTCAATCAATTGCTCAATGGCGGCATAGCTATACTGTTCGTCTTTAGAATGGTCAAGCATGTCATTCATCTTGTTCCAATCTTCTTCTGTATACCATTCTAGCAATTCGCTAGTGTACAGACCAGTAGCCACGTTCTTCTTTACAATCTCATACAAGTGAGGTACTTGATAGTCACCGTATACGTCTTTGCGTAGCATAGATAGGCGTTGTTTGCCGGCTACATATTGATAATTCGTATGTCCAACGCCAGGATTAGATTCCATATCGATTAGGTCTACTACCGCTCGTAATGTAATCTCGTCGATTTCTCGGGTAGTAATACCGTCGTAGAAATGTGGTTGAGCCTTAATCTCAATCATACTTTGGCTCACATCAGCTATTCCACTGCATATCTTAGCTATCTGTGCTTGCCACTTCTCAAGTGTGAGTATCTCTTTGTGTCCTGATCGTTTTGTTACGTTTATCTTCATTTTAACCCTATTTTTTTAATTATTGGCAGTGTGTCAACTTGCTTGACGATTTTAAAATCTTGTAGATTGTTATTTACTACCGTGTCTGGCCAGTAATTAAGTACATATTTTGCGTGGTCCACCAGGACTAAAGCAACATCTTCGTTATTGTAGTCTTTTGCTTCAACGAATGCAAGATCCTTGACGCCCAACAAGTATAACGTATAAAACATACCCAATCCACGTGCAATGTTACAGTAGTGGTTCTCAGAGATTAGCTCCCACGGATTGGGCCATTCCTCTACTAGATCAGTGTGTAGATAGTGACTGACCAAAGGCGCAGACTGCCACCACTTATCTACTTGAATACACTGTGTTTGAATGTCTTGGTCTTCCAAAGACATTCGCATCTGATACCACTTCTTAAAGATAGTATCATACGAATTCTGAAACACATTTTCCATTATACAACTTCTACACCAAACTTTTTAAGTGCTTCAATGACAACATCTGGGCTAACGAATGCATCCTCATTAAACTCAGCTTGTTCCCATATCCAAAACTGCTTCTCTCTAAGATAGCTACGATCCTTCAATAGGTTTATGTTTTCTGGGTGACCGAAGATATTAGGGTCGGATTGACCGAATACGACTACTCCCGGTTTACCCAAGTCCCAACAAAAGTGTTGGAGGAAACTATCGCAACTCATCCATGTCTTGCATTCTTTAACTAACTCACCCAACTGTGCTAGTGGTAGATTCTTTCTAAAGTCTGCGACCAATTGTGTTTCACCTTCAACACCTACTTGAACTACAGGTTCTTTGATGCGTTTTATTACTTCTTCCCAATACGGATAGTTCTTGGGGTGCTTTGCGCCGTTACGCATAAACTTACTATAAGGTGAAATTATAATCATTTTGTTGCTTCTAAATTCAAAAATATGTGTTTGGTTGTGTCTGTTACATAACCTGAGTTTGGTTCGCAACGAACAATATTCTGAAACCCTGCCCATGTCATCGTCTTGCGTAGTTCAAACTCGGTGTACAAGAATTTATGTATCAATCCAGGATTGATCCATCCAGTCGAAAAGAAATGTCCGTATAGATTCCAACGACCATCTTGATCTGCTTTGATAAACTCTTTACATGACTCCAAGAAATCCGGAGTTTCAACGACAATCTTGCATCCTGGCTTCAATACACGAAACCACTCTTTTAATACATCGTGTGCATGTAGATAATCAAAGTGTTCAATGACATGATATGCTCTGATTTCATCGATAGTGTTGTCCCCGTAAGGTAACTTTGCAATATCATATCGTTCATCTGCACGATCGGCATAGAGGTCTACGTTTACGAAACCATCAATGTAGTCACCACCGCTGCCTAAGTTTAGTTTAATCATACAGTTACATTATAAAACTTTTTGTATGCATCTTCAAGTGAACCTGTCCAGTTCCAACGATCCATGTGTGCGTATACGTTATATTCGGCTATGTCTCCAAACAATGCCTGTGCTTCTGCAATGCTACGACCCGGAATGATTTCAGGATAGCAAGTAAACAACACTGGATTCTTAATGTAAGGTAGTACTTTCTTAAAGACAATATGATCGCCCATACCGCAGTCTAAGATAACGATTGTTTGATCTTTGAAGTTCATGATGTTCTGAAAGATGCGCTCATCATGTTCGAACATAGCAGCAACGCCGTCACGAATGCCACCTACTTTGTTCTTCAAATGCCATGTGATAGCATTGGGGACAACGTAGTTCTTGTAGCCCTTCTTGATTAACTCGTATGTGAATAGAGTTTCTTCCCTATGTGCAATACGTGATAGACCTAGGCAATAATCAGCAACACCTGCTCTGTATAAGAACGAGCAATGTAAGTGATCTACTTCTTTCTTTTCGATTATGCGGCCCCATTGTAGATTAGCCTCAGTATAGATGTTTTCAATCTTACCTGTAGCATCTACTACCCCCATGCTGGGTGGGGTTAGTACTGAACCGCCTACAGCACCTATGTTGGGTTCTGATGTTGCATGTGCATACAACGTTTCGAGAACATTTGATTCTGCAATAGTGTCATCATCTAGTCGCCAAACCCACTTGTATCCCATCTGATTAGCACGTTGATGATTGTGATGTTGACCTTTCTTTTCAGTAAAGATCCATTCCCATGCAATCCCGCACTCACTCAACATTTGCATAAGATACTGATAATGCTGTATCTCACGCACATCTTTAGGCTCATCATTATCATCTTGAATGATGAGGTAGTCAGGGCGCTTTGTCTGTGTAATCACAGAAGATATAGCCATTGGCAGTGTTGTGTCGTATCTACCTTTAGTAGAGATTGAGCATAAGATTTCTTTGTTCATTTTTTCCAATGTTGGTTAACGTAGGGAGCTTCACGATAGTTGACAGGCTGACCGTTCTGATCCCAATCCCAATAATAGATTTGAGCATTGTCTAGTAACTTGAAGCCAGCTTCTTCTAACACTTGCATGATGACTTCTTTGCCTTTGTGCTTTGGATGCAAATCTGTATGTATTTCCATCATGATTTCGTTGATACGAGTTAGATGCTCTGGTAATGCATTCAACAATACATCGTACTCTCCGCCTTCGCAATCTAGCTTCAACAGAATATCATGACCTGCTATTCTATTCATGATTTCATAAAAGGTTACTGTTTCAACAACTTCGTAATTGTCCGATACGTTGTACATACTGTTTGCTCCTGCGTTTGAATTCAAACTGACAGGCAAGAACTTGTTGTTTTCTTCGGCTACTATGTTCTTCAATGTAGTGATGTTTGTTAACCCAAGTCTATGAATGTTTTTTAGGAACGTATTATATGATGCGCTGATCGGTTCAACAGAGATAACTTGCTTTGCACCTAGCATTGCCGCATACAATGAGAATGCGCCAATGTTTGCACCAATATCAATAACAACTCTGCCTTTGACTTTCTCAGGAGTTAAGTGATATTGATTTGCTTCAATTACTTCCCTATACATTGCAGGATCTTGTTCTGTCAAGAAACGTAATGCTTCTTCGACTGTTTTTCCTGTAGGCTGTGTTACTGTATTTTCCATATCTTTATCCCATATACATAACATCAAGTTGATGTTCTCTTTGTCTCCGCGATTGTGTGGCTCGTCACGTAGACTGCCATCAGGTGCAATGAACTTAAACTTAAAGCCCGGGAAGAATGACTCATCTAAGTTGTGTATCTTGTGATGAGGACCCCATAGCCCAGGTGTCTCTAACATAGGCACTGTAATCATTAAACGTTTGCAGTGCTTCTTTAATTTCTCTACTATCTCTAATCCGTTGTCTAAGTGTTCGATGACTTCAAACGCAATGATTGTATCGTATTGACCCAATTCATATGTGTTAATGTCCCCGTGAACAAACGTAGCATTCTCACGCCATTGCTGGTCACGTGCCACTGGAATTATACGCTTATCATAGTCTAATCCGGTGTACTCAATATTCTCAGGTAAGAACTGTAGACCGTAACCGCTAGAACATCCCAACTCAAATACTTTAGTACCTAGAATGTTCTGTGCTGCCCATGAATAACGTGTAACTTCTCTAGGAGCAATCTCGTCACCCTTAAAGAATACAGCACGTTCCCAATAATTGCTTAGGCGCCACTGATACCAATGTGGATTGTACTTCTTAGCTAGTGTTAACGAGTTTGTTAAGAAAATGTCTTCCCACTCAGGGACTAGTTCTTTGTCATGGACTGTACCTTCGCCTACGTGATATATAGGGAAGTCTCCGCAGTACATACCTGCTTGTACATTCCATTCTTTACCCACACATTCTAGTACTTGAAAACCTGCACGTTCGCATTCGATAGAGAATTCGGTATCTTCACCCCCACCCGCGCCGTAGTCTAAACTCAATAGACCAATTGCATCAAATACTCTGCGATGAATCATAACGCAGAAGAAGATAGCAAAGTCATGACCTGCTGGTTCTGATTCGCTCTTAATCAAGCAAGAAATACCTGCTTTGTCGTTACCGATGAATACTGATTCTAATTGCTTTAACCAGCGATTACGTTCTTGTTCTAGTAAAACTGTATCGTTGTTCAGTAGAACGATCAAGTCTGTTGTCGCAACTTCAATGCCTGCATTACATGCACGTGAGTAGCCCAATGGTGCTTCATTCCAAACTACTTTAAGATTCTCAGATAATCCTAAGTTCTTGTATCGTTCTTTCAACGCACCCAAATACGCAAAGGTATTGTCTTTGCATCCGTTTGCGCTTATGATTAGTTCAACATCAGTTACATCACTATATTTGAAAATTGATTCAACACACGGCTTTAGTAAATCATCGCAATGATTGTATGTAGGTATGACTACGCTGTATTTCATTTGTATCCTTAAACTGTATCTTTGTGGGCTTCGTACCAAGCCATGTTGTATTTCTGTGCTAGTCGCAACTCGTTTAATCTAAACTTACGTTCCCAATCACTTACTAATTCCGGGTTATGCACTGTGCCTTCGCCCTGATGCCATAACGGGAATGTGCCTACGTGAATCTGTGCTTCTTCACTCCATACTAACGGTACTGGTTGTACTATTTCGTATCCTTTTAATTGTGCTGCCGCGCAAAAATCGATATCTTCGTTACCACCTGTAGCATAACCCTCGTCTAATAATCCTACATCGTCAAGTACTTTTCTATCAAACATTACACAGAAGAACACACCAAAATACATCTGAGTGATAGGGGAGAATTTCTTTAGCGAGCAAGTGATACCGCACTTGGGATTGTCTTCGAATCCTTTGTGCAATAATCTGAGCCAGTCACCACGATGTTGGGAGAGTAGGATAGCATCGTTGTTTAGCATAACTAGCTTGTCGCAAGTTGCTACTTTGATACCTTCGTTTGTTGCTTTTGGGTAACCCAATGCTTCTTTGTTCCAGACTATCTTCAGGTGTTTGGATAATCCTAGATAGTTGAAGTCATCTTGAAGCTTACCTAGATACTCTAATGTGTTATCAGTACACCCGTTGGCACTGATAATAAGTTCAATATCTCTAATGTAAGAGTACTTTAAAAGTGCTTCTACGCACGGTTTTAGGAACTTGTCGCAGTTGTTGTAGGTAGGAATGACGATACTATATTTCATTTAAAACCCTTTCTACTATATATGACAAAGTAGAAAGGGCTTCAAATTTTAAGCATACGTAGCGTTCAATGTGTACCAGTTTGTAGCGTTCATTGCGACAAATTCGACACAGGCGCCGACCGGTAATGAATATGCTGCGTTTAGAGCCAATGCATTTATAGAGTCAGAAGTAGTTGGATAGACGTTCAATGCGTTTGCTCCACCGTTTCTGACAATAATACGCAAGCCTGCGATAGCTACAGGTAACAATACACCAGTACTTGCTGCTACCGTAGTGACGTTATTAATAGCTGTCGTCAATACTGTTGCAGTGCCTTGTGTAGAACCGGCTGCAGTAATAGCATCAGTAGTACCGAAGTCAAAGTAACTAGCAGAGATAACGTTAGCACCGGTGATGTTACCACCAGTACCTGTGCCCAATGTCAATGTACCTGTACTTGCGTTGAAACCAAACTTCGTAGTAGTTGCTTTAGCTGTTTGATTAGAACCAGTTGCTGCGACCATAACAGGATACAACGCTGTAGTCGCAACGTCTTGTGTAGCATTAATAGTAGTACTAGGTCCTGCTTGACCGGAGAAACCAGAGACACCTGTTGTACCTGATGCACCTGTGTATCCACTAACACCTGAGTATCCGCTGACCCCTGTTGTGCCACTGTATCCTGATGTGCCACTATCACCTGTTCTATAGAACTGTACAACCATTGCCTCTGTGTCAGTAGGCAACGTACCAGACAAGTATGTTACGTTAAGTTTTCTATATCCAGTTGCAGTTGTTATACTAGTTAGGTTGAATATACAAATAGTAGAGTCGTTATTAGTATTACTATCAAAGTATAACTGGCCCTTTACTACGCTGGTACTATCATCCCATGAATCAATCGTAGTCGTCATATCTACGCCGCCTACGTTGAATACGTCCATGTATATTTGAGTAACTGAACCGATAGTAGCATTATTGAATCTGAATATACCTTGTCCTGGATCAGCATCAGTTGTAATTGTACTGAAGTTATATCTGATACCTGCTAATTGACCCTGCACGCCGCTATAACCAGAGATACCGGTCGTGCCTGATGTGCCGCTCCAGCCTGATGTGCCGGACGCACCACTGATACCTGTTGTACCTGACCATCCACTAACACCTGATGTTCCGGATGTACCAGAGATACCGCTCCAGCCTGATGTTCCGGATGTACCAGAGATACCGCTCCAGCCTGATGTTCCGCTTGTACCAGATGTACCTGATATACCTGTTGTACCTGACCATCCAGAGACACCAGTAGTACCCGATGCGCCGGTCCAACCAGAGACACCAGTAGTACCAGATGCGCCACTCCAGCCTGATGTGCCACTCCAACCTGAACGTCCGCTATAACCACTGATACCTGTAGTGCCGGACCAACCAGATACACCTGTTGTACCTGATGCACCACTGTAACCACTGATACCTGTTGTACCTGATGCACCACTGTAACCACTGATACCTGTTGTACCACTCGCACCACTCCAACCTGATGTACCGCTAGCACCTGATGCTCCTGACCAACCTGATGTACCAGTAGTACCGCTAATG